CACCACGGCCGCCTTTATCGACGCCCTCTGGTAGGGGCGCTTTATTAAATCGGCCATCCGCACCTTCCCGCCCGGCCGCAAGACACGCGGAAAGGTGAAGCGGATGAGCAAAGTACACAAGCAACGCAAGATTGCCATCGTGGGCACGGCGCCCGCCTCGCGGGGCGAGGCGCCCTACGACGACCCCACCTGGGAAATCTGGGGCTGCAGCAACGCGATGGACCTGCCGCGCATCACGCGCTGGTACGAGCTGCACAACCTAGATCGCAAGGCCGTCAAGGACAGCGACTATTTTCAGAAGCTCACGCAGTTGCGGCCCGGGCAGGATCACCCGGTGTACGTCACGCACCCCGACGCGCGACTCCCCACGGCCGCGGAGTTCCCCTACGAGGCGGTGGCCGCGCAGCGCGGCTACTTCTGCAGCCAGGTCGATCTGATGATCGGCCACGCGCTGCTAGAACACGCCGCCGGCAAGCGGGTGGCCGAGCTGGGACTCTGGGGCATCGACATGGCCCAGAACACCGAATACCAGCACCAGCGCAAAAGCGCCGAGTACTGGCTGGGGCGCTGCGAGGGACTGGGCCTGGCCGTGCATATCCCCAGCACCTCGCCGCTCCTGAAATCGCGCGGCGTGTATGGCATCGACGACGCCTCGGACGAGTTCGCCGCGCTGTACCACGCCCGCATCAGCGAGCTGGCCCGCCGCCAGGCGGGCATCCGGGCCATGACCGAGCAGGCCACGATCGAGGTCAACAAAATCTCCGGGCAGCTGCTGGAGGTGGACCGCTGGCTGCGGGCCGCCAATAACGGCCAGCAGTCGGCCTACCTGGCGCGCCGCGAGGAACTAGCCTCGCTGGCCCAGGCCGCCGTGCAGCGGCGCAACCAACTGCAGAACGACGAGGCGGTGCTCATTGGCGCGCAAGAGAACATGCGCTGGATCTCACAACTGGGAGGCACGGGCGATGTCCAACAAACACCCGCAGCCTAAGCGCGTGCGGTTCCTCACGACCTACAGCCCCTGGCGCGCCGGCCAGGTGGTCCAGGTGGGCCCCCAGGGCGTGCCGGTGGCGCAAGTGCAGCAACTGCTGCGCGCGGGCAAGTGCGAGGCCCTGGCCGAGTTGCCCCAGGCAGTGGAAGCGGTGCCGCACGTGCACGATCCGCTGGCGAGCGCCGAGCAGCGCGAGCCGCCGCCGTCGCAGGCCTTCACCTGGTGGCGCCAGCGGGGCGCGGGGGGTGACGCATGATCGCCGGCGAATGGCAACAGTGGGACGCCAACTGGCAGCGCTGGCGCGGCAGCGACTACCAATGTTTATTTCGACCGCGGGGCGAGGCGCTCCAGGATCGCTCGGCCTTGCAGCTGCGCGCCTATGCCGACTGGCTGCTGGGCGACCTGGAGCAGCTCGAGGCCCGCGGGCCCCTGGACATCCTGGAACTGGGGGCCGGGCGGGGCACCGTTTCGCAGTACCTGGCCGAGGCCGGGCACCGCACCACGCTGGCCGATCGCAGCCAGGTGGGCCTGGACATGGCGGTGGAAAATTACGAGCGGTTCCAGATGCAACCGCCCGATGTCGTGCACACCGACGCGCAGGGCACCGAGCTGCCCGACGCCAGCTTTGATTGCGTGTTCTCGATCGGTTTGCTGGAGCACTTTGATCAGCCGCAAAGCGTGCTGGCCGAGTCCTTGCGCCTGCTGCGCAGTGGCGGTGAGGCCTGGCATGTGATCGTCAACGCCTGCCCGTTGCGACCGGAAACTGAGCACATGACACGCACCGCCTACACGCCCACACAGTACCTGGCCTGGCTGGCGGAGCTGGGCCACGCATCGGCCTCGTGCATCGAGCTGCCCTATGAGAGCGTGCTGCTGTTGAGGTGCACCAAATGACCGCACGCAAACACCTCAGCGAACACGGCATTCACTGGACGCTCGATGTGGGCGCCTCGACCGACGCGGTGCTCTGGCCGGTGACGGTCAAGGATCTGCGGTCCCACTTGTACATCGACACGGCCGACGACGACGAGCTGCTGGAGGAGTACCTGGCGGCGGCCACCGAAACCATCAAGAAGCGCATCCGCGGCGGCGGGTCGATCGAGCACCAGACCATTACGCTTACCGCCGACCGCCTGCCCAGCGGCTACGACGCGCTGGTGCTCCCGCTGCCGCCGCTGGCCAGTGTGACCAGCCTCACCTACTACGACGGCTCCAATGTGCAGACCGTCATGCCCTCGAGCGATTACGTGGTCACCACGCCCACGATCTACCCGGGCAGCATCCGCCCGCAGGCGGACGCCGACTGGCCGGCGACCTACACCCGCCGCGACGCGGTGGTCCTCGTGTACACCGCGGGCTACGGCAACCAGAGAAGCGATATTCCGCCGCAGATCCGCCAGGCCGTGCGCCTCAGCGCCGGGCAAATGTACCGCGACCGCGACGGTTGCTCCGACCCGGCCGCCGAGCGCGGCCTGGCCGAGCGGATCGACGCGCTCTTATCGACCGTCAGCCCCGGCTACTACGGATAGCACCACATGGCCAACACCTGCCCCTGCCTGCCCGCCGGAAAACTACGCAGCCGCATCGAACTGCAGGCGCCCAGTTACTCGACCGACGGCGAGAACACGCCCACCTGGTCCACCACGCGCACGGCCCGGGCCAGCGTGAGCTGGGCCGGCGGCGGGGAATCGTTCCGCGGCGTGCAGGTCTCGGCCATCGCCACGCGCAAGATCGTGTGCCGCTACCAGAGCCTGGGCCCCACGCCCGAGGCCACGATTACGCCCCAGATGCGCGTGCTCTGGCGGGGTTTGACGATGTACATCGTGGCCGCCGGCGATCCCGACGACCGCCGCCGCGAGTTCTGGATCTTCACGCGCGAGGACCAGGGATAAATGGGCATCCGCTTGACCGGCGACAAGAAACTGGACCGCACCCTCTCGCAGTTGCCCTCCAAGCTGCAGCGGCAGGTGCTGCGCTCCGCGGTGGCCGCGGGCGGCAGCGCGCTGGCCAAAGAGATCCGCCGGCGGGCGCCCACCCGCCGCCGCTTCGAGCAGATCGTGAGCGCCGCCGGCGGCAAAGTGCGCCGGCGGTCGATCGGCTTGAAGCGCTCGATCGTGACCCGCGCCTGGAGCAAGCCCTCGCGGGGTTTGATCGGCCGCGTGGTGGGCCCCTCGCACGAGACCGGCCGGCACGGCTACCTGGTGGAGTTCGGGCACGCGCAGACCAAGGCCTGGGGCCGCGACGTTTCGCCACCCAAGGAGGTGCGCCCCTATCCCTTCCAGCGCCCGGCGATGGACGCCTCACGCCGCGCGGTGCTGGCCGCCCTGGCGGCGCGGGCCAAGCGCCGCCTGGCGAAACTGGGGGTGCGCTGATGGCCGATATCCTGGGCGCCTTTCGCACGCACCTGCTGACCAAATCCAGCGTGACCAACTTGCTGGGCACGGCGGGGGGCATTTACTTCGGCAGCCTGCCGCAGAACGTGACCCTGCCGGCCGTGGTGCTGCACCGCATCAGCAGCGAGCCGCAGGAGGACCTCTCCGGCGCCGCCGGGCTGGTGCGCTCCCGCATCCAGTGCGACGCCTACGCCAACACGCACACCGCCGCGGACAACCTCAGCGAACAGATCCGCCTGGTGAGCGTGGCGCCCAACTGCCCCACGTCGATGGGCAGCGTGGCAGTCACCGGCTGCCACGACGCCGGATCCCGCACGGCGACCGACCAGCCGCGCGACGGGTCGCAAGTCTGGCGTGAGATCGAAAGCCGCGATCTTGTCTTTTGGCACGCCGAGAGCGTGCCCTCCACCTAAGAAAGGACCACACCATGCCGCACGACGAAGGACAAGGCGCCTCGATCACGTTCGGGACTTCGGGCACCACGATCCAGGCCCTCACGATCCAGGGCGCCGGGGTGGCCCGGGCCGATATTCCCACGTTCGACCTGGGCACCACGTCGGCCAAAACATACCAGCCCGGCGACCTCTACGACCCGGGCACGATCAACGTCTCGTTTGCGTACGATCCCGACACGCAGCCTCCGTTCTCGAGCACCAACGAGACGATAACAATCACCTACCCGGTGCCCTCTGGCAAAACCAACGGCGCCACGGCCGCCTCGAGCGGGTACGTGCAATCGTTTGACGAGCCCACCGGGCAGACCGACCAGCGGATGGAGGCCAATATGGTCATCCGCCGCAGCGGGGAGATCACCTTCACCGACGCATCCAGCTAAACGCAACACGCAACGCAACGCAACGAGGTACGCAAATGAGCAGCATCCGCCTGCGGCGCTACGGCGACCAAGCCAAGCGGGACGGCCAGCCGCTGACTGACAAGCAGCGCGCGGCCGCCCACCGGCTGCAGCAATACGAGATCCTCTACCACGAGCGACGAGTCGGCTACGTCTCCACGGCCAAGGGCGCGAAAGTGTGCCTCTTGCCGCGACACGGCCTGAGCGAGAAGCAGGTGGCCGAAGTTGAGCGACACATCGCTGAATCTTTCGCAGCTGCTGGCGAAGCGTCCGCCGCTGAAGCGCCTGAGGGTTGAGACGCCCGAGCTGGGCGAGGGCGCGCACCTCTGGGTGCGTGAACTTACCGGCCAGGAGCGGGACCACGTGGAGGACCTCTCCGGCGAGCGGCTGGAGAACACCCCGGCCCGCTACGTGGCCTGGAGCCTGTGCGACGCCGAGGGCCGCCGCGAGGCGGACCCCAGCGAGGCGGACGTGGCGGCCCTGGGCCGCTTCGGCTCGTCGTTCGTGATGCGCCTCTGGCGGATCGTGCGCGAGCTGAGCGCCTTGGGCGGCAGCAGCGCGGTGGACAACGCGGAGGGAAACTCGCCAGGCGGCCCGAGCGCCGCTTCTGGCTCAAGTTGAGTTTCGTGTACGGCACGCCGGTGGGCCTGCTGCAGCAGCAGATCACCTCGCGGGAGTTCAACGAGCTACTGGCGGCCGAGCGGCTGGGCCTGGTGCCCGACGCCTGGCTGCAGACGGGGACGCTGGCCGCGGCCACCTACGGCGCGGCGGGCGCGCGGATCGAACCTGAAAAATTCCGGCCGCGACGACGGGAGCAACTGACCGACCAGGCCTGGCAGCAGCAGCAGCAGCGCGACAGCCGGCGGCAGATTTGATTCGAGGGAATTGTAAGTGCCTGTAATCGGCGAACTGGCGACACTCGTTACCGCGCGCACCGATCCCTTTACGCGCGGCATGGCCAAGGCCAAGCGGAGCGCCAAAGGGTTTGCCAGCGAGGTGCGGGGGATCGGGGCGGAGATCAGCGGTTTTCTGGCCCGCGCGCCGCTGGTCAGCGGCCTGGCCGGGGCCCTGAGCGTGGGCGCCGTGGCCAGCGAGTTCAAGCGCCTCTCGGCGGAGATCGACTCCACGGCCAAAACGGCCCGCAAACTCAACGTGCCCGTGGAGCAGCTGCAGCGCCTGCGGCACGCCGCGGCCCTGACCGCCGGCGTCACGTCCGGCACGCTGGACACGGCCCTGCAGCGGCTGGCCAAGAACACGGCCAAGGCCGCGGTGGGCACGGGCGAGGGCGTGCGCGTATTTCAAGAGCTGGGCCTGGAGGCCCGGCAGCTCGCGCAGCTGACGCCCGACAAGATTTTCCTCCGCCTGGCCGACGCCATCCGCGGCGTGCCCAACGAAGCCCACGCCATGCGGCTGGTAATTGCGCTAATGGACACCGAGGCCGCGGGGCTGGTCAACACGTTGCGCGAAGGATCCGCGGCCCTGCAGCAGATGACCGTGGATCTGAAGGTCTTTTCCGACATCGACGCGGCCAAGATCGAGCAGGCGGGCGACGCCGCCACCGAGATGACCGCGGCCATCGAGGCCCTCAAGATCGAGGCCGCGGTGGCCTCCGGGCCGCTGGTGGAGTTCCTCTCGCACCTCACGCGGTTCACGGTGCAGGAGGGCCGCGGGGCGGGCAGCCCGCTGGACTTCTTCAGCAACATCGCCGCGGCCATCCGCGAGACGCGCAAAGAACTGGGCGGCGGCGCCGGCGGCGGCGGCCGGGACTTGATCGACATCGGCAAGGTTCAGGAGGACGCCCGCCGGGCGGCCGACGAGACACGCCGCCTGAAGGCCGAGATCGAGGGCCTCAACCGCCGCGGCGAGCAGGTGCGCGAATCGGTGCGCACCCCGTTTGAAACCCTGCGAGACACGATCGGCGATCTAAACGAACTGTTCAGCCGCGGGGCCATCAACGCGGTGACCTACTCGCGGGCCATCGCCCAGGCCCGGGGCGAGTTCGACTCGCTGCGCATGGCCCGTGACCGCTTCACGCGCCCGCGCACGGTGGCCGGGACCGACGCCCGCACCAGCGGCGGCGTGGCGGCCAGCCAGGCGGCCACATCGGCCTTTAACGAGTTTCGCCTGCAGCAGCAGCGGCAGCAGCAGCTGCAGGCCGAGACGAACGACCTGTTGCGCGACCTGGTGATCAATACCGGCGAGCCGGCCATCGAAATCGCGGAGGTCTCGTTCTAGTGGCTGTCACGAGCGTCAGCGAACTGCACAAGGTCGAGTCAGGCGAGGTGGAGCTGGGCAAGGGCTTCTCGTTCGACCGCTTCTGGTACGTGGTGACCAACGACCGCTCCGACAAGGCGCAGACGGTGCTCAGCAGCACCGACCTGCCGGTGGTGGGCAGTTTCTACGTCAGCGGCAACGACGCCAATATTTTCAGCTACCTGAAGAAACTGCGGGCCCGCCGGCAAAAGAGCGCCGAGAGCATGACCCGCTGGCTGGTGCACGGCAAGTACGCGCCCATCGACGAGGACGACGAGGACGAGCAGCCCGACGATCAGGGCGAGCCCACGGAGAACCCGCTCGAGCACCGCTGGGAGATCACCACCGGCACGGCCCGCTTCACGACGCCCGCGCTGGAGGGCATTAACCGGGAGGTGTTCAACGCGCCCGGCGAGAAGTTCCACCGCGCGGTGGATACCAGCGGGCCGGTCACCAACACCCTGGGCGAGGTGTTCATTCCGCCGGCGGAGCGGGACGAGTCGCGTTGGACGCTGCGCTTCGCGCACAACGAGACCACCTTCAACGGCGACACGTTTCGCCCCTGGCTGGACGCCATCAACAACGACGGATTCAACGTGCACCTGGCCCACGCGCCCACCAGCACCGCGCCGCCGGCGGTGTTTTTCAATCTTTCGGTGGCGGCCTACGAGGCCAAGGTGATGAGCATCTCCGGCGACCCGCGCCGGCAGACCTACACCGACGCCCTGGGCGTGCAGCAGGTGGTGGACTACTACCGCATCGAGGTGGAAATGGAAATCTATCCCGACGGCGACTGGCGCTACCTGCTACCCAACATGTCCGTGTCGGCCCGGGCCGGCGCGGGTGACCCGGACGGCAAAGGTGGCACGCTCAGCGCCGGGGACGTGGGCGCCGACGACGTGGGCAAGCGGCGGTTGCAGGATCGCTGGGGGCACCCGATGACCGAGCCCACCTTTATCGACCGCGTTACCGGGCGGCCACAGGCGGACGAAGAGAACCTCACCTATTCAATTTACAAAGAGCGCGACTTTCTTACTTTCGCGTTTTTGCAACCTGTCATCCAGTAAAGGAAGGGGCGCCAGCATGGCCGTGATCCGCATTCCCAACGACGTTAGAATCGAGGGCGACCTGCAGGCCAACAGCATGTCCGTCCCGTCGGGGACGATCAGCGACGGCCAGGTTACCGCCAACGCGGCCATCGACGCGGACAAACTGCAGCACCTGCACAAGGCCGGCACCAACTTCGCGTCGGCGATCGGCTCCACGGCCAGCTCGCGGGAGGAGATCGTGTTCGTGGTGAGCACCACGGCCTCGATCCGCGCCGTGCACGCGCTGCTCAACGATACGGGCACCACGGGCACGGTCGCGTTTGACTGCAAGAAGAACAGCACCTCGGTGCTGTCCACCTCGATCAGTTTCTCCACCTCCGACGCCGACCGCACCGTGAAGGACGGCACGCTGTCGATCACCAGCCTGGCGGCCGACGACATCCTGAGCCTTTCCATCTCGTCCACCGGCGACGCCGCCGGGCCCTTCGCCTGGGTGGAGGTGGACGAACTGGCGGAGAGCACCTGATGCAACTCTGGCGAATGCTGCACCTGCTGGCGGCGGCGGCCCTGTTGGTAGGGGCCCGCACGTGGCACCTGCTGGCCCGGCCCGAATGGACCGGGGCCGAGAGCCTCCGGCAGCTCTGGCCGCTGTACATGTCGGCCGCCGTGTTGGCGGTCGTGGGCCTGTGGGGCGCTTTGGAGTAAAAACCCGTGAGCCGACTGCACACCCTCTCCGAGCAGACAATCCGCAAGCTGCAGGCGGACCACCAGCGGCTACAAAACCAGCTGGTGGACCTGCAGGCCCGCGTGGTGCACGCCAACCGCGAGGCCTTGCGCGAGGACGTGTATATCGCCAAGACCACCACCAGCATCTCGGCCATTACCACCACCAACTCCACGGCCGTGGCGGGCAGCGGCACGGCGGAAATCTACGCCCTGCACGTGAGCGACGCCAACAGCGTCAAGCCGCGGCGCGTGAGTCCGCCGATGACGGTGACCGCCTACTCGATGCTCTCCGACTCGGTGAGCGCCGACCAGTGGGTGGTGCTGCGGCGTGACTACGAGTCGGGCGAGTGGATCCTGGACGCCGAGGGCGACGCGGTGATCATCGGCGTGAGCGTCTGCATCGTGCACTTTACGCTCACCGCGCCCTTGACCCTGGGCGGCACGGCCACGGCCACGGTCACCAGCTGCCCCACCGGCGGCGTGGCCGTGGGCGAGACGATCACCGTAGAGGACCCTTTCGGCGGGCCGGGCATCTGGCGCACCGAGAGCACGCTGGCCGCGGGCGTGGAGGGGATCGCCTACAAGCCTTGCGGGGACGCGACCTGCAACTACTACATTTTGCACCTGGAGATGCAGGCCCGCGTGATCTGCGCGCGGCTGTCCAGCCCCTTGCCCGACGGCGCGCCAATCTTGCTGGACCACATGTTCGGCTACCAGCCCACCGAGATCACGATTAACTCGTGCATCAACGTGCACGGCCACCTGGCCAAAGACGACGAGGTGGTGGCGTTTTATCACGAGCGGGATCACGAGTACCGGGTCATCGAGAGCACGATGCCCACCACCGGATCGACGAACATTGCACCCGCGAACCTCACGCTCTGCGTAAGCTGCACCTGGTCGGGCAGCGAGATCGCCGCGGGGGCCTGCGCCTCGACGCTGACCACCAAACTCACCGCCAACCTCGACACCTGGCTGACGATGCGCGAGAGCACCGTGCTGGGCGAGGTGTATCTGGAGATCAAAGCGCCCAGCACGCACGGCCGCATGGTGATGACCCACCAGGACAGCGACTCCGGCTTGCCGCGATGGCGCAACAGCGTAGAGGCCAACAAACTGCAGGCGGCCGACCTGGTGCTGGACACCGACCGCACCCTGGCCGGGGTCACCAATCCTTTGGTGGTGCAGGCCAGCGGCGGGACCAGCGCGGGCAACGTGTTTTTGCAGTTGCCCGGCGGGCCGCTGACCTCACCGGCCGGGCTGCACTCGCAGTTGTGCGTGGTGGGCACCACCAACTCCGGGCGCTGCGTGGAGCTGGGCTACACCGACGCCACCTGGTCTGGCTCGGTGATTTTGTACGGACTAAATGACCTATGCGCGCCCGGCTCCAGCGACCATTTGCTCAAGCACACGCTCACGTTCGACAAAGGCGCGTTGACCGGGTGGTCGATTCAGAAGCGCTGCGATGTGACGATCACCTCGAGTGTGGACGCAGGAATTGAAACCGGGCAGAGCGGCTCGCCGGACGCCAACACCGGTCCCAGTTGTAGCCTGATTACCACCACCACCCCCGACCCGTGCACATAAGATGGTCCGCGTCGATCCGCAAGCGCAGCTTACCCAGTGGGTGCGGCACATCCACCAGCAGCGCTGCCTCTTGCGCGAGCGGCCCGAAAGCCAGCACCGCCGCGAGGCGCTGATCCACCTCAACGCCCGCATGAGCGCCCTGGTGGAAATCTGCAAGCTACTGCGGCGCGCAGGCCTGGCGGACCTCTCGACCGCCCTACCGCGGGCCCGAATCAAGGACGGCTGAAAGTGACACCCAGCACCGCCGGCGGCGGCGAACCCTCGGACCTCGAGCGACTACAGCAACTCAACGACGAACTGGATGCGCAATTGAGTAGCGACCTGCTATTGAAGTTGATCGTTGAGCTGCACTTTGACGGGCTGCTGGTCGTGGATCGGGCGGGCAGCATCGTGCACGCTTCCAGCGGCGTGCCGGACTTGTTCGGCTACAGCGAGTCGGAGCTGCTCAACCAGTGCGTGGACATTCTGGTGCCCGAAGGCATCCGGGCCAGGCACGCCCAACTGCGGGAGCAGTATTTCGAGCGCCCCCGCACGATCACGCTCCGCGGCCGGGGCGAAATCTACGGCCGGCACAAGGACGGCACCCCGGTGCCCTTGCGCGTCGGGCTCACGTTCAACGCCGCCAACCAGACGGTCTACGTGGCGATGGTGCGGCAATGAGCGCGGGCCAGCAGGAGCGGTGGCCCGAGCAGGATCGCTCTAGCGCCGAGGTGGCCCGCGAGTGGCGGCTGCTGCTGATGCGGATGGTCACCGAGCGGGACGCTCAGCTGGATCGCCTGGAAGCCCGCCACGCCGCGCTGGAAAAAACGGTACAGGCGGGCCAGCACCGCCGGGCGGGCCGCAGCCAGGTGGTCGGCCAGCTGCTCAAGCTGCTGGCCTGGCTGGTCACCTCCGGCGTGGCACTCTATGCGGCGTTGCGCTAATCTTCCAAAAGGCGGAAACCCTCGCGCAGCATGGCCAGGCCAAACTCTGGCGTGAGCGTGCGCTGCTCGCCGAAGCCGCGGACCACGACCCGCTGGCGTTGGAGCATCTGCGGCAACAGGCCCGCCGCCGCGGCCCGCGGCAAGTGGTACGTGCACACGCCCGCCTCGGCCGAGCCCTCCGCCACGCAGCGGGCCACCACCTTGCCCGCGTGCGGCCAGCGGCAAAACTCGCAGTCGACCGTCACGGGACGACCGCCGGACGCCCAAACAAGCGCGGGCGATGGCCCATCGGCACGGTGCGGCGGTCGTCCACCTCCGGGTCGTGCTGCGTGACGCTCACGTGTAGCACCGGGGCCACGAGCGTGCGAAAGCCGCCGTCCTCCCACCAACTGAAGCGCCACAGCGGACCTGCCGCGGCCTGGTAGGGCATGGGCGGCTGGTGCTCCTGGTCGCTGGTGAGGATCTTCCAGAACACCACGTGCAGCAGATCGTCTTCGCGGGCTCGGTCCCAGGCGATCAACTGCACGAACAGCCGCCGCGGCGACGCCGAGCGGTCGTAGAGGTGGTTCACCTCCAGCAAATCGACGCGCACGGTTTCGGGAGGTCCCAGCATGGCCAGAGCCACCAGGAGCGAGGTAAGCATGGCCGTAAGCGTGGCAGCCGCGAGCCGATCGACCAAAGGGCCGGGCCCTGGAACCGCAGCGGCGGGGTTTACCCCGACCCTGCGGCCGGTCGGTGTTGTGGAGAACCGCCGGCCGCAGGGGGCTCAGTCCGCACGCTCGCGAATCAGCCTACCGGCCCGGCTCGAGGGCCTGCAACAGCAATCGGCCCAGCGGTCCCAGCAGCCACAGGCCCGCCTGGGCGAGCGCCAGCGGCCAGGCCGCCACGGCGAGGGTCACGATGTCCAGCGGGCCACGGCGAGGGTCACCAGCACCAGCGGCCACGCCACCAGGCAGCAGACGGCATCCACCTGGCCCAGTTCGCCCGTGTAGTGGTACAGCGCCGCCGCGGTCGCCTGGGCGCCGATCTGCCAGAGCAGTGCTAGCAATAGTGTGGATGTGTACACGCCGGTTACCGGACTGTCGATCCGGTGGTTGCGGGTTCGAGTCCCGTCGGCCTCGCTGGAAGTGATGCAAAGTAATGCAGCCTGCTGCGACGTGGTGCAGTTGCGAGGTAGTTCAATCCTCGTCGCTCCAATTCCGGGACCGCCAAAGGGCTGCGGCACTTAAAAGCACCGCCACCACGACCATAAAGAGAAGCCCGTCAATCGGCATGAAAGTATCCCCAAAAGTGAACCTAGGCAAGCAATGTCACCGGATGCGTACAAGGGTAACCCCTCACGCACAAAGCGTGCCGATTCTTAAATAATAACGCGACAATCGCGTGTTCACCCTTTGGGTGAATGGGTGAAAGCACCTTGCCGGCGGCCCGCGGCGGGCCCACACGTCTTTGCACCGCGCAAAGCCGCAGAGTTTTTGGCGAAACCGTGGGCCTGCCGCCGGCGGCCCGCCAAAAACCAACCCGTGAGCGCCTGTTCAGTATTGCAGGACCTCGCCGGCTGTTGCTAAGATCGCTCCCGCCAAAAACACCGGCCCGACACGGCCGGCGACCTCTGCGGGAAATCTCAAGCGGTGCTAACCAACTCACAACGCGAAACTCCCCAGCGTTTGCCGCTGCGCGCTTCTCCCGCCCGCCGGCCTGCTAGCAGCAGGTTTTTGGCACTCCTTCCCGCCGGGCGGGATGTTGCGGTTGTAGATCCAATGCACGCCGCTGCGCAGCGGCAAACTTTATCTTCGAGGCGCGCGCCACGCAGCGGGCGACGAGGGCTGGACCCCTTCGAGTCGCGATCGCATCTTGACTGTTAGTTGAGATCGGCAGGGATTGCCGGGCGTGCGCGCGGGCCGTTTTTGGAGCCAGGGAGGAAATCATGGCCACCCAAATTGACGCGCACGGGATCCAGCACACGCGGAGGCCTTACGACGCCATGCGGAGTTGGACCTGCAGCTGTGGATTCACCTACAACGGCGCGCACGCTGCGCAGGCCTACCAGGCCTGGCGCGTGCACATCGCCGCCGCCAGCCAAGGGCCATCCACGCCCAAAGCGAGATCCCAGGACCTCGCCGCCCGGCTCGAGGCCCAGGTGACCAGTTACGTGCAAAACCAGTGCAACCAGAACGTGGCCAACCTGCAGCTGGCCCACCTGATCAAGCAGGGCCTGGCCCTCAAGCCGCTGGTGATGATCGAGATCCTCTGCCGCGAGCTGGAGCAGACGGGCGAGTTTCCCCTGGCGCGCGATGTGGGCCAGTACCACGTGCGCGTGTTTCGGGACGCGGAGGGGCAGCCGGACGTCAAGGTGGTGGCCCGCGAGGAGCTGTAAATTCGGCCGGCAGGAAACGGCAAATCATGGACGGCTTAGCAACCTTAGCAGCGCCGACGGCCACGGCCGGCGGGAGCGGGTGCGGTGACGCTTACGCTTTAGGAGCGCCCCGCATGAGACGCACCCTGCGAGACGTCTGCGATGATTTTTTCCAAGGCCGCGCGGCACCCTTCCGGCAAACAAAGTCCCGCACGCCCTACGAACGCTTGCTGTGGGCCTGGGAGCAGCACACCGCCGCCCCGGCCATCGCCGACCAGGCGGACCTCTACGGCGCCTCGATCCAGCTGCGGGACTACTGGACGGCGCACCCGCCGCCGCGGGCCGCCGACGGCGGCACCTACGCCCGCGGGCAGCTCAAGCTGCTAGCCCGCCCGCTGCTGGCCCACGCGCTGGCCCGCGGCTGGCTTTCGCGCCTGCCCGCCCTGTGCCAGTTGCCCCGCGCCCGGGCCGTGCGCCAAAACCAGGCCCACCGCTGGATCTCCTATGCCGCGGTGCTCCAAACCTACGAGGCCTGCCGCTGGGCCACCTGGCCGCGCGTGGGCCACATGGCGGCGGACCTCTGGCGGGCCTTGCTGTCGGTGCTGACCGACACGGGGATCCGCATCTCGCAGGCTAACCGCCTGACGTGGGAGATGGTGCGACTGCGGCCCGGCGAGAGCCAAGCGGTGCGCTACGCGATGCCGGCCCTGGACCTGCCGCCCGAGTGCAACAAGAGCAACGCCTGGGAGTGGCATCCGCTTTCGACGCGCAGCGTGCGGGATCTATTGAAGCTCCGCACGCCCGCAGGCCGCGTGTTCCCGCTGTTCGACGAGGCGCGCGAAAACAAGCGCCCCCTGTATCGGCAACTCGACCGGCTGCAGCAGCTGGCCGGGGCCGCCCAGTTGCAGCGGCCCTGGCGATTCCATGACATCCGGCGGCTGTTCGTGAGTGACGTGTATTTTCTGGGCGACGACGCGGAGGAGGTGGCCCGCCGGATGACCGGGCACGCCTCGGCGCGCACCACGCGCCGCTACATCGACTACGTGGCCGCCCAGGAGCGCGACGCCCAGCGGCTATTTCAGTTTCGCCAAGAACAGGAGGGATTGCGATGTACATCAATCAATTAAAAGTGGGCGACTCGCTGCGGGTCGGTTCGGTTTTGGTGACCGTGCAGGGCATCACCAACCGCGGTGGCGACCCGCAGGTGAAACTGCACTTTGACGCGCCCCAGGATGTGCTCATCTTGCGCGAGGAGCTGGTGGGCAAACACTTGACGGGCGGGCTGGCCAAACGGGCGGAGGGTCGAGGCGGTGCAAAAGCAACTTGAGCTGGGCCTGGACAGCTACCGGAGCCGCGAGCGGTTGATCGAGCGCCTGGATCTGCCGGCCCGCAATGCCGATCGGTTGGTGCGTCTGCTGCTGGTCCTACACCGCGCCACGGGAAACCACGGCCGCACGCGGCTGGAGTACCAGACCCTCAGCGCACGCATGGGCCGCCTGGGAGATCGCAGCCTGCGGCGGGCCCTGGATCAGCTCGGCGAGCTGGGCCTCATCGACCGCCGGCAGACCGGCCGCTCGAGCTGGTATCAGATAATCTGGGCAAACTTGCGGGAGTTTGACCCCAACGCGCAACTAGCCGATCAGACCGGCTACCAGGAGGCCCAACTAGCCGATCAGACCGGCGGTCTACTAGCCGATCAGACCGGCTACCTACTAGCCGATCCACTATTGGATCTTTATGGATCTTCGTCCGTACGTACGTACGGACGCACGGACGACGGTTTCATCCAGCGGGTCCAGAAGCGGGGAGCCACGCTGTGGCAGTTTTTGGCCCCCCACGCGCTGCGCACCCGTGAGGCCGCCCAACGCGAGCAGCGGGCCGTCACGCACGTGGCGGCGGCCATCGAGCTGGGCTACCTGCCCGAGTTTTCGAGCGAGGACTTCAAAGGCAAAACCAACCGCTACGCCTACCTGCGCACGTTGGCGATCAGCGCCTGCAAGCGGAAGGGCCTAGAGTGGTCCGAGGTGGAAAGGAACGTGGCCGATGCGCTACGGAACGCCCGCGATCATCGCCCTGGTCACGGGGCTCTCGGTGGGCCTGGCCCTGGA